ACAGTATACATTGCGGAGATGACAAGATAATGGCGATAGGAACTTATGCGGAACTCCAGACTGCTGTCGCTAACTGGCTAGACAGATCTGATTTAACTGACAGAATACAAGAATTTATAGACCTAGCAGAAGCAAGAATAAATCGTAACTTGCGTCTTCGCCTTATGGAAACAACTGCTACTGGCACCTTAGTAGCGGGGACTAGAGATTATGCGCTGCCCACAGATTATATACAGGCAAGAACTTTTCACCTAACCCTCGATCCTATAGTTCCATTATCTTATGTTACGCCAGAGATAATGAATAGGATATGGGCTGGATCTACGGGGGGAACTCCAGAAGCATTTACTATTATTGGTGAAAACTTTAGGCTTGGGCCATCACCTGCAACTGCTGATGGTTATTCTATGCTTTATTATAAACGAATACCTGCATTAACTCCTGCTGCTACAACTAATAGTATGCTTACATATAACCCTGATATATATTTATATGGATCTCTATTAGAGGCGGAGCCATTCTTAATGAATGATGAAAGGGTGCAGTTATGGGCTACAGCTTATAGACAGGCTGTGAATGATTTACAAGTTCAGGATGATAAAGACCGTCACTCAGGTTCTGAGCTAAGAGTAATGAACACGAGTGGCTACTTTTAAGGGGATTAATTATGGGATTAGAAACGGCAACATATATTAGTCAATTAGTTGATACGAACCCTACTTCTAGTGATCCTGTATCACAAGGTGACGATCATCTCAGGCTAATCAAAGAAGTATTACAGGCTCAGTTTACTACACTAGGTGCTGCTGCGGTTACAACAACTGCGGCTGAGTTAAATCTATTGGACGGAAAGACAGCAGTCGGTGACGCTAGTGGCCCTGGGTCTTCAACTGACAATGCGATTGCAAGATTTGATGGAACTGGCGGAAAAACCTTACAGAACAGTGCTACTACCATATCTGATGATGGTGATATAGTTGTAGGTGGAACTACGCCAACTGTTACAATAGGAGATGGTGGGGCAGAGGATACCATGCTTATTTATGATGGTAATGCACAGGACTACAGAATTGGACTAGATGATGGAACTGATAAACTAGAGGTTGGTGTTGGATCAACTCATGGAACCACAATATCTTTTACCGTAGATTCATCCGCTGATGTAGACTTCAGTGATAACGTAGTTTCAAAGCCAGAGCTAAAAGACTATGCTGAAACTATAAACGCTATAGGCTCTATTACAGCAGGAACAAACGCTGATCTTGAAGATGGTAATGTTCAAACTGTAACCTTTACGGCCAATACGTTTAACTTTGGAATTACTAATGCCTTGACTTCAAAAAGCAATTCCCTAACTCTGGTTATCACAAATGGTGGGTTAGCCACTGTAACGTGGAAGGCAGGAGCGCATGGCGCTGGTGGTAATAATGTTAAATGGGCTGGTGGATCAGCGCCGACTCTGACTAACTCTGGAGTTGATGTTCTTTGCTTCACTACTGTAGATGGTGGAACTAACTTCTACGGATTTGCCGCTGGCTTGGATGTGTCCTGATGCCTATTGGAGCGTTTAAACAAACGATACTTGGCGCAGCAGGGGTCGCGGGAGGTTTAGATTGCGAGGTTCTTGTTGTGGGTGGCGGAGGCGGAGGAGCAGGTCAGGATCGCCAATTTCTAGGCGGGGGTGGTGGAGGCGGTATAGTTCATTCTTCGTCTTATACCTGTGATTCAGGTGTTGCTTATGATTTAACAGTTGGAGCTGGTGGTGCAAGCAATACAGCAGGAGCAGATTCCGTTTTTAACGTCAATAGCGAAGGCTCGGTTACTACCACATTAACCGCCAAAGGTGGTGGTTTTGGAGGAAGGCAAGGAGTTGCCCCATCTGTAGGTGGTTGCGGAGGAGGCGGCGCTGGAACAGGTGGAACGACTTATTCCAATGGCGCAGACTCAAACCAAACAACAGGAAGTATTGGTGGGGTTGCTACTGGCTACGGCGGAACGGGTGAAAATGCTGAAGAAGGCGGTGGAGCTGAAGACTCTATTGGTGGAGGCGGAGGTGCTCCAGATAACGACCGAACAACAACCCCAGATGGCGCCGATGGAAAAGAGTTTTCTAATTTTAGTTCCTTCGGAGCAAGTGGTTATTTCTCAGGAGGAGGTGGAGGATCTTGCCATTCCTGTACCCCAGGAACAGGTGGCACTGGTGGTGGCGGTGCTGGAAAAAGCGGATCAAATCAGGGCGGGGGAGCAGGAACCGCAAATACTGGCGGAGGTGGAGGTGGCGCTAGAGGAACTGACGGTAATTCACGAGATGGTGGTGTAGGCGGTTCAGGAGTCGTGCTGATTCGCTATGCAGGAGGAACCGCAGCTAGTGGAGGAACTATTACAGCAGCAGGTGGTTATACTTATCACGCCTTTACATCAACTGGCGCAGCAACTTTTACCCCAAGTTAAGAGGAATAAAACATGTACGCATTACTAAAAGATGGGGCTATAGATACATACCCCTATAGCTTTTCTGATTTAAAATTAGCACACCCTCAAACGAGCTTTCCAAAGATGGCTCTTGAGAATGAGTCTATCAGGTCTGAATACAATATTGTCCCAGTTAAAGAAGTAACTCCTGATAAAAAGGCTGGTCATACTATTAATCAGCTAACCCCTGCTTTAGTTAGCGGTGAATGGCAGCAGCAATGGGAGCACGTAGAAATAGATTATGATAAAAGACGGCTTGCAGAATATGGATCAGCAGAAAGCCAAATAGAATTTATTACTGAAAATGGTCTTGAAGCATGGCAGGCTAGAGTTGCTGAAATTAAGAGCAACCATCCTAAACCAGCTACATAAATGCTAGTACCTATAGAAAATGTAGGTGAGCATGGCATTGTCAAAGATATAAATGCTTGGCAACTGCCTAACAATGCGTGGACGGAAGGTAATAATATAAGGGCAGAGCATAACGCAATACAAAAAAGCCCTGGCTATTTAGAGGTAATGGAATCATGCCCTATAGCCCCATACTTTATTACAAACTTAGAAGTAGGTGGCGCAAACTATTGGATAGTAGGAGGGCTTGCTGCAATATATGTACATAATGGAACAATATGGACAGACATTACAAGAACTAGTGGAGCTTATAATGCAACTGCTAAAGAGAATTGGACAGCCACAGTTTTAGGCGGTATACTTGTGATGAGCAATGGGTTTGATGATCCTCAGTTTTGGGCGTTATCATCAGGCATACCATCAGTAGCTACAAAGATGGCCGACCTTACTCATTGGCCTGCAAGCACAGAATGCAAATCACTAAGAGCCTTTAAGTCTTTCTTGATTGCATTGAATGTTACCAAGTCATCAGTTCCCTATCCAAGCCTTGTTAAATGGTCTACTGAAGCTGCTACTCAGGCCGTTCCTACCTCATGGGATGAAGCCTCGGCTACCGTCGATGCTGGCGAGTATGCCTTAGAAGATAGCAAAGGTATTATAGTTGATGGGTTGCCTTTACGTGGTGACTTTATGATCTATAAACAATACTCTACTTATAAGATGAGTTATGTTGGTAATCCATTTATATTTGCATTTACTCAGCTATCTCCTAATGTGGGCGCACTTGCAAAGAACTGTGTTAGAGAGTTCGATGGTGGTCACTTTGTAATGGCATATGGAGATATGTACATTAACACTGGTGACAGACTGACCTCTATTCTTCCGCATAAGATGAGAGATTTTATATTTAATGATATCAATGGAGATGAATTTGAGAAGAGCTTTGTTACTGCGGATTATAATAAAACAGAAATGTGGGCTTGCTACGTATCATCAGGAAACGTAACTAATGCACAATGCGATAAAGCTCTTGTTTGGAATTGGAGCAATAATACTTTTACTTTGCGTGATCTTCCTAATGTTGGGTTTATCGAGTTTGGCACTGAGGGTAATCCACTAGCCCCTGGGTCATGGAACTCTGCAACATCTACATGGGCTACCGATACTTTAAACTGGAATGAGTCCGTATCTACTTCTTACTTTAACTTGGCTGGTAAGAGTTTAAGCATGGCATCCCCAACTAATACTAAGATCTATAGAGACAATGCTGGCAATAAAGCAGACACATCTAACATGACCAGTTATATACAGAGGACTGGATTAACTGTAGATGCTTCTGGTGCTAACAATCAAAGTATGGTTAAAAGAGTAACCGCAGTTTATCCTAAGATGTCTGCGTCTACCGACTCTACTGTTAATGTTTATGTGGGTCATCAAATGTCTACAGAAGAAGCAATCACATGGGAAGGGCCAACAACTTTTAATCCTGCTACGCAGTCTAAAGTTTCATTCAATGTAACAGG